TCAGCCAGAAGGATACTGTTCAATAATCAGCTTCTCCAGCTCTGCCGCCACGTAGGACTGAATACGGCCGCTGAGGCGGATCAGGCCTACCGTACGCGTGACCACCGGGTCGGTGAGCGGCACAGCGCGGAGAACGGAATGCTCCCCGGCGGGCATCGACATCGCGGGCACGGCGGCAATGCCGATGCCCGCTTCCACCATCCCCAGCATCGTGGTGATATGACGAGAGTGATTAATTACCTTGTTGATATATAAGCTTATTGTTCTCAAATAACTATGCATTGGGGCATGGATGGGGCAAAGTCCGATAATTTCTGGTTCAACATAGCAATCTGATCGCTGTTACTGTCGGCCATCCAGGCGCCGTAGACATTGAAAACCATTTGGGCGCTTGTGTGCCCCATCTGGCTCGCAATGAAGCTGGGGTTGGCCCCGGCTGACAGTGACCAGCAGGCATAAGTGTGTCTGGACTGATATGCTTTGCGATGCCTTAAACCAGCTCGTTTCAGCGCCGCCTCCCATGAGTCACCAATTGAATCAACCTTGTAATGATAACCAACGTTACTGCTTTTTCTGACCAGCTGAGGATTGAACACAAATGTACAGTCATGAATAGCCGTTCGGCCATACTCCCGTAGTTGTACCTCAATCTGATACTGCTTTCCCAGTCTGGTCATTTCCGCCTGGTTCCTCAAAGCGTCAATGGCTGGTTTGATCAGATGCACGACCCTGTCGGTGCCGGCTTCGGTTTTTGGTGGAGTGAAATCACCGAGTTTCGTATAATTTCGGCGTATGGTCATCGTTCCAGCTTTCAGATCTATGTCTTCCCATGCAAGGGAGACCAACTCACCGTGGCGTAATCCTGTGTAAACCGCAACGGACCACAGGTTTTTCGTTTGCTGATGCGGGCAGGCATCTATGAAACGAATAAATTCGTCACGAGTGAGTGGATCAGGTTCTATCCTGGCCCTTTTAAGCGGCCTGATTCCGTTAAATGGGTTTTCCCGGATATAACCATTATCAGCGGCAAACTGAAACATGCCCGCCATGGTGGTCATGTAATAGTTTGCTGTCGCCACACTCAAACCGTTCTTCACCGATCCCCCCGACAACATATCTTTCCTGACATACAACAGATCTTCCCTGTTCACGGATGAAGCAAGCTTGTTTCCACCAATCCTCAGCAGCATATTCCTTACAACCGATTCATATCGGTCCAGAGCATTAGCGCAGATCTCCAGCCGTTTCAACTCCAGCCATTTTTCAGACAGAAATTTCACGGTGATATCTTTCTTGCAGATGCCGAAAGTTTTCAGGTTTGGCGAGTTGGGGAATTGCGCCGCATAGTCAAAGGTCCCCATGCGGATAGCGAAACAAACTGACGTTCGCAGTTCCCCGGCCACCTTCCTGTTTTTAGCGGTGTCAGGGACACCGAGATTTTCCCTGACACGCTTACCTTTAAAAATGAACCATATGCGGAGTGATTTTCCGTGGTTCTCAACGCCCGTTGGGTATGATTCTTTACTCATTGTTCCCTCCCGACGTCCAGGAGCGGTGTAAGCTTACCTTTTTCATACCGCCCGATCACCCAATGGTTGCTTTTGAGCCTGAATCCATGCGTCTACCGCTTTGCGGTTGTACATGCATTCACTGGTTGGCTTTGGGTCACCTTCAGGGGAAACGTGCTTATACTCACGCCCAAGCAGCCAGGATGATTTACGGGCCCGTGTAATGGTGCCGCGTTTCATCCCTGTGACCGCCATCAGCAAGTCCTCTGAAACCCATTCGTTTGGCTCGATATGGATTATTGTCTGCATGCATCACCTCTGCTGCACTCTTTATCTGATATAGAATTCCCAGCCGCTGGCGACGGAGTTCAAAACCTTAACCGCCATTTCAGCCGTTTCCCTGCTGTCGTAATACTGGAAATACATCACCTGACCAGTACGTTTAAGTTTCATCATTACCCACATACATCACCTCAGGTACTTACCACGTTCTTCAAGCTCTTCCTGACAGTCAGCACAGCGCTGACATCCCGCCACAAGTTCCCGGCGCCGTTCGGGTATCTCTTCCCCACAGTCGCGGCAGTGAGTAGCTGAAACTGCCGCATGGTTGATGCGCATGTTCTGGATGGTCATTTCAAGCCGGCGTTCTGCCAGCTCGTTGGCCTGATCGATGATTTCTGCGCTCATGCTGCACCTCCTTCGCTTTTTTCCGCTTCAGCCGCCATCTGCTCAAGCTTTCGCGAAAGCTCGGCAGACAGTGCCTGGAACTCTTCCTCTGTCGCGACCGGGATCGGCACAAAGCGGATGCCGATATTTGCCAGCATATGAGCGGCCTCAAGACATTTCCTTAAATCAACGGGAGAGGCTCTGTTCATGCTGCACCGCCCCCATCATTAGCGAACGCGCCATGAGCATGGCTTCTATAGAGGGCTAAATAATTTTTAGCCTCTTCAATGGAGTCAAAAAAACCGACATCTTTTCTTTTTCCATCCGCTTGACATCTGGCTCGCCACTTTTGGCTTTTCTTATCCCAGCCAATCCCTTTAACGCCAGACTTGCTGTTTTTTCCCACAGAGCGATTCATCATGTTCTGCGAGCGGGTTGCTTCTCTTAGATTTGAAATTCGGTTGTCAGATCTAACGGTATTGATGTGGTCAATAAAATTAGACGGAAAATGGCCATAAACATAAAGCCATGCAAGGCGATGGGCAGAATGCCGCTTACTGTCGACTTTTATGTAAACGTATCCGTTGTAATCCACAAAACCAGCCAGCTCTCCGTGATGCATCCTTTTCGCTGTAGGATTTAACCAGTAGAAATTTCCAGTCTCTGGCTCGTATCGAAGTAAATCCTTAAGCCTTTCCTGTGTTAATTTCATGATTCCACTCCATACCTTTTGTTCATGCGGCCAATAACACTGACAAATTTCACCAGGCTGACACCCATCGGCCGGACCTTCTCGTAGTGCTTGCGAAGGATGGGGGGGCATACAGCGTTCCACTTCGGTTTAGGCTTTACGCTCATCGCTTTGGTTATCTCTTCTGCGCAGCGACGAGCCTGGGCGCGGAGAGCGTTTTCTTTTTCTTCAGGCGTCATGCAGCCTCCAGATTCCCGATCCGCTTTAACTCAGCCAGCGATACGGTCGTGATGATGTGTCGCGGGGTGATGTACGGGCGCCAGATAAACAGGAGCGAGCCTTTGGGGTTGCTCTTGCGCTTTCCTGTAACGGATGCCGGAACAAACTGAACACGGCCGCCGGTTATGAGTCTGAGTTCATCAGCTGATTGCATGGCTGAAATAAACCAGCCGGTAGAAATGTCAGCCGGTAACAACATCACTACAGCCTGAGACTGCGCCCGGGATTGCTCGGCTGCCTTTTCCACCCACGGCCCAATATCGGAATAGGGCGGGTTACACCAGATCGCCCCGTATGACGTCCATTCGCTGTTCAGCGAGTCATCCAGCTCAGTGAGATAGTGAGCGCATAGCGCATTACTCTCAGAGGCTGCAGCATCAAGCCAGAAGCCAAACTCGCGGTCGAGCGCGTTGAAAATTTCAATCGGTGTTTGCCAGTAGTCACGTTCATTTTTTGGAGTTTTCGATCCGCCGAAATCAGTCATTGCGCACCTCGTTTCGTGCCTGCCTTTCTCATGCGGCATGGTCGTGGTTTTTTATGCTGGAAATTTCTTTCTCCAGCTCTTCCAGGAACTTTTTCACTTCGGACTGAATCTCATTTGCCAGTGCTTCGTCGAAGTGAATGCGCTTTTTGAAATAGGCGAGGTCTGGCGGTAGACGATCGTCGAAACTAACGAAATCACACCATTTGCGCCCTGTGCACATCATCTGAGCGTGCATCTGCAACAGGTACTGGCGTTTTGGCTCGCCAGTTTTTAAGGTCTCAAGATGAGTCCAGGTGTTGGGGCACTTAATTTCGATAAGCCCATCACCATTAACAAGCCCATCAGGACTTGCTGCGAATCCTGGTATAGTTGGGTGATCGATAAGCCCCACCTCAGTGATTTCGGCATCGAACTCATTCAGCGCATACATTTCACGCGCTACCGGCTCGAGTTCTGTTCCGCGTATCATTGCGGCGTTGGAGAAACCTTCTTCAAGCTTCCCGGTGAGGCGCTGGCAAATCAGCTCGGCCATGTAGTTCTGTCGGCTTGCTGCATAGCCAGACTTGGTTCTGGCCATGACGTCAGCAAGGCGGCTGGCTGTGACTTTTCCGCAGCGAGCGGCAAACCATTCTGGGGTGCGTTGTTCCATCATTTATCCTCCGGCGCTGCGGCATCGACAGGTTCTGCGTTGTCTACTGCAAGGCTCATGTCATACATGCGACGTTTCTCAACCGCGCCGATAACCTGTTTCTCTTCTGCGCTTAACGCCACCCAGAATTCCTGATACTTAACAGTTCCAAGGCGTGCGGCAGACTCGCCTTTTGCGATCAGTTCCGGGCGGCGACTATCAGATTCATGCCCTACATGAACCTCTGTCGTACTCCCTTCAATGACACGCTCGGCTTCGTCCTGATCGAAGATGCCAGCAAACCCAAATGCGAGACGCGCACACTGGATCAGCGTCTTGTGACGAAGCATACGGGTAGGGTGGGACTGCCATGGCTGAGTGTTGCGTTTGCACTCTCCCATGTACTCAGTAACGATGGTCGGGTGTGTCCGGTCTTTCCGGTATATCTTGCAGGTACACGCGCCTTCTTCCTTGTCGTAGGCAAACTCCATTCCATCAAACTGAGGATGTTCGTTGATGATTCGAGCCCAGCCGTCAACGCCGACCACTGGAACAATTCCGCCTTTATCCGGGAATGCATAAATCTCCTTCGTCCACGGATTTAGTCCGTACTGGTTGGCGACGATCAGCAGTGCCGTGAACTGCTCATCAGTGACATTCCCACCCTTAAATGCTGTATTTTTCAGAGTGTTCATCAGGTCAGTTCCGGCATCCATGCCGAGGCGGGAGGCAAGCTTCCCGGCCATTGTAGAAAGTGCTGTGCTCATAGAATTCCCCTCAAAGTTAAAACGGGCAGCCGGTGCGGTGATCCCAGTCGTATTCCGCCTGGGCGTAAGCTATTGCTGTGCGTAAATCGTTGTATACCTCGACAGCCTTATCGCTACGGAGGCCTTCATATGGAAACGCCTTGGACGATAGAGACTGGCGTAGTGCCGCGTAGGGATCATCCGGAAGGCTGTCAAAGACCTCTTTTGCCCGATCGTCAATCCACTTTTGCTTCTCTTCGGTGAGCGACTGTTCAGTCCATTTCCGTTCTTCGATAGCGTCGTATGCGCGGTATGCGTTCATAGCTCGCTCCTGAAATTTGGTTGTGAAACGCCCGGCACCGGAATGGCTGCCTGATAGCTCAGTTAAATTCGTGCGCTGATATGCGCGGTTAATGCGTCCCGGCTGGAACCAGGTTCGGTTCGATACTGCGTGAAGCGTATGGCCGGCGGATGTGGCGCAGATTACCCTGCGGCTCATGCCAGTAGCTGCCGTCGCGATAGTCGAAGCTGACCAGCCAGGCGGCACCAGTGCGGCGATTACGCATCATCACGGCGCGTCCGTTGTTAGGAATTGAGTTAGCCATTGAACACCCCCGTAACGTGCAGAATTTTGATAATCAACGCCGCCCAGATAACGCCGCAGATCAGCAGGCAGTAAATAAGTGAACGAATGCCTTGTTTGCTCATTTTCCACCCCAGCATGCGAAGCTAAAAAAAAGGACAGCAACCAAAAACGGAACGACCTTTAACCAAAAATTACGCCATGCAGGCTTGTCTTCTTCGCGGATCATCATTCGCACTCCTCTGCTTTGAACTCGCTTAGCCACTCAGGACGCGAACCTTTGCTGATATAGAAGTCGATAACATCCAGCAGGCGAGGATAGAACTTCAGCGCGCGGATACCGTCCATTTCGGCGATATCCCGCTTAGAGAACTGGCGCCAGTCTTCTATTTTGTGGTTATGGCGGCCGGCGCGGAGATGTTCACCGTTAGTAATCGTGATGGGATATTCCATACCCATAATGATGAAGGTCTGATCAGGGCATGCGGCGTCGCGCATGTCTGCACCGTACAGGTAGGTACCGCACAGTTCAGCACCGCGCAGGTCGGCACCATACAGGTCTGCATCGCGCAGGTCTGCATCGCGCAGGTTGGCGCCTCGCAGGTCAGCACCATACAGTTTGGCAGAGTGCAGGTTAGCACCGTACAGGTTGGCACCGCGCAGGTCGGCACCGCGCATGCCTGAACCGCACAGGTTGACACTGCGAAGGTCGGCGCCGCACAGTTCAGCACCACACAGGTTGGCAGCGCGCAGGTCTGCATCGCGCAGGTTGGCATCACGCAGGTCAGCACCGTACAGGTTTGCATCGCGCAGGTCTGCACGTGATCCATGTTGCCGGTATGACTCAAGCCACACCTTGTGCTCGTCTAAAATCTTCCGAAGCTCTACAGTATTCATCTCTTCACCTTTGCCTTATCGCGGCTAACGGGACGTTTTGACTTCACCCCGGCGTTGCCGGTGTTGTTTGGATGGATTGAATATACAAAACGTATTCATTACTTGCAATACAATACGTATACTTATTTTTGCTGCGACAGATAACATTTTGTATTTTATGAAGGTTTATTTTTCTATTAGCAGTTTGAGCCAACGAAAATTGTTAGGGCGAATAGGCGCGCGTGGAATTGAAATGAGTAAAAAGTGTGTCACGGAAAGGAGATCAGCCGGTCATGGCGCCGGCTGGAGGTTAGATAAGGCGAAGCTTGGTTTCTACGGCTACACCGATAATGCGGCAGTTTCCATTAACTGGGACTAGTGGCCATTGGGGATTGAGGCCCTTCAGGTATTTCTGGCCCCCGTCAATAATCAGCTTTTTGAATGTCGCTTCGTTTGATTCTGATAGCTTAGCGATCACAAGGCTGCCATTTACTGGCTCACGGCCGGTATCAAACAAAACGTAGGTACCCTCGGGAATGCTAAGCCCGACTGGTGAAGTCATGGAATCGCCTTCAACAAGCAGCCAGAACGCTTCGCCTTGGATATGTGCATTGGACTCAAGCCACAAATCAACATCTTTGATGGAATAAGGTTCTATAGCCTCTCGCCACGATCCAGCCTGAACACTACTAAGCACTGGATACTCGTTGCCGCGCTTATATGGCCCAACGTACTCAACATCACCCTTGATGTTTTCATCGATTATCATGCCGCCAGCACCCACAGAAAAATTATTCTTGCCGAGGAAGCGAAGGATTTTAGCTATGTCCTCCAGGCTGGGCTCTCTCCTTGCGTTTAGCCAATGACTAACGGCACCTTTGGTGATCCCGAGATGCTCTGCCAGCTCTTCCTGGTTTATGCCCTTCGTTTTCATGAGGGACTTTGCTAGGTCATACCATTTCATGCTCATACCCAAATGATACAAGTTGTATATCTTTCTTCGAGTCACAATTTGTATATTTACCTTGCGAGGAAAGAATACAATATGTATATTAAAACTGTTTAGAGGAGACCCGACATGAACAATCTAAGCAAGATCAGACGTCGAGCAGGGCTTACACAGCGCCAGATAGCGACGGAGCTTAATCTGACGGCCGGCGCTATCTGCCATTACGAAAACGGGAAACGGGATCTCAGTATTGAGCAATGCCGAAAGATAGTTGCTGCGCTCAACAAATACGGAGCTTGCGTCAGCATTGACGACGTTTTCCCCCCATCAAAAGCCAGTGCCGCCTGATTGGCGGCTCTTTTAGATAGCACAGAGGAAGTATCACAGATGGAGAATTCAACAGCACGAAACAAAGTGGAGGCTCGCAGGATAGAAAGCTGGTTACACAGCCAGATAGCTGAACTGGGAGCCACAAATATCGCCAAAGTGGCCGGAGTGAATAAGTCGACGGTTAGTCGCTGGCGGGAAAGTCTGCTGCCGAACATGTCGCTGCTGCTGGCCATCCTGATTTCTAACAGGCCGGGAGAGAAAGGTGATTTTGAAGCATGAGTGGGAACAGAAAGGCGAAAGCCGCAGTGCGGGAACACTAACGGCTTTCTACGCGAATTAACTGGATCAATTCACAGGAGTAATTATGGCAAATACTGCCGAAGTAATCAATTTCCCTGTGCCTGTCGTGGCACTACAGGAGCTGCGCGTGGCAGATCTCGACGATGGGTTTACGCGCATCGCCAATGAGCTCCTTGAAGCTGTCATGCGTGCGGGTTTGTCGCAGCATCAGCTTTTGGTGTTCATGGCTGTCATGCGCAAAACATACGGCTTCAACAAGAAATCTGACTGGGTCAGTAACGAGCAGCTCTCGGAGCTGACCGGCATTCTCCCGCATAAGTGCTCAGCTGCAAAAAGCGTCCTGGTTAAGCGGGGGATATTAACTCAAACCGGTCGTGTTATCGGGATTAATAAAACGGTCAGCGAATGGTCATCTTTACCCGTAAAAGGTACAGAAAAGAAACCTTACCTGAAAAAGGTAACATTACCCGAATCAGGTAAGAAAAGTTTACCCGAATCAGGTAACGCCTATTACCCGAATCAGGTAAACACAAAAGACAAACATACAAAAGACAATAAAGACAATATTAATAACCCCCCTAAATCCCCCCGGGCGGTTTCGTTCGATGCGTTAGCTGTTCAGTTGCCTGACTGGCTTTCTGCAGAAATCTGGTCGTCATGGGTGGCATATCGTCGCGACCTGAAAAAGCCGATCAAGTCTCAGCAGACGGTCACCCAGGCTATCAACCTGCTGGACCGCTGCAGACTGAACGGTTACTCGCCCGAAGAAATTATCAACCGCAGCATCGCCAATGGCTGGCAAGGCCTGTTTGAGCCAAATAGTGCCAAGCCTCAACCAAGTCAACAGGTGCGAGTTGCCGAAAATTTCGCAGGGAAGGATTACGGGCAGACTGAAATCCCATCATGGGCGAGGGACTGATCATGGAACTGGAAGAAAAAATCACTGCCATTGAGCGGATGCTTGATCAGCTGAGTAAGCCACCGGAAGACATCCCGAATTGCGAAGTGGTTATCGAGCGCGTCTGTTGCGAAAAGCATGGCGAGTATGAGCAGCGAAAGCGGATCCTGACCAGCAGCATCATCAATCTGCCATCACCGCCGACACGCTGCCCGGGCTGCCTGGAAGACGAACTGAATTTTCTGAAGGATGAAAAGGTTCGCTGGGATAAGCGAGTTCGCCAGCAAACTGCAGAAAGGCTGCTTCGACAGTTGGACATACCAGAGCGCTTCTCCACGTGCACTCTGGACAGCTACAAGCCTGTTGGGAAGGATTCTGAGCGAGCACTACGGGTCTGCCAGGCCTACGCATCGAAATGGACTGATCGCCTCCAGCAGGGCGGTGGGTTGGTTATGTGTGGCAAGCCTGGTACCGGTAAAAACCACCTTGCGCTGGCCATTGCCCGCCATGTGATTGAGCACCACCAAAGCTCAGTCATTTTCACGACGGCGCTGAAGATTGCCCGGGAGTTTAAATCGACCTGGTCAAAAACAGCCACGCGCACTGAGGATGAGGTGATCCGCTACTTCACGAAGCCAGACCTTCTGATTGTCGATGAGGTTGGTGTGCAGTTTGGCAGCGAAGCCGAGAAGATGATCATGTTTGAAATCATCAACACCCGCTACGAGCGCCTGAAGCCGACGATCCTGATCAGCAACCTGCCGAAGGATGAGTTGACGCAGTTTATCGGCGAGCGCGTCATTGACCGCATGAACGATGGCGGCGGATGCACGATTTCGTTTACCTGGGACAGCTATCGGGAGAACCGGTCATGACAGGCAAAGACGCAATTCTGAACTACCTGAAAACGCATAAAACCTGCAGTTCTCCAGATGTCGCCGCGGCTTCCGGAATGACGCATACCTGCATCAACCAGGCTGCAAATATCCTGGCAAAGCAGGGGGTGCTGGTAGCGGAAGCTCGGGTGTGGCGGACGGTTTACTACCGGCTGGCCACTGAAGAAGAAATTTCAGGCAGAAAGAGCACCAATCAGATTTTCAACGAGTGTCGGCAAAGCCCGGCGATGAAGCGGGTACTGGCTGTTTACGGGAGAACATCAGCATGACTATCACACTACAGGCAGTAAACGAGCTCATCGCTTCCCTGGAGTCGGCAGGCGAGCTGTCGATCAGAGAGCAGAAGTTCCTGAAGCTGGCGAAATCGTTTAAGCAGCTGGCTGCGGATCGCGATGCTGTGGTGGCGGAGAATGCAGCGCTCAAATCGGCTGTTGATCATACGATTGAATGGATAGAAAGCACGAACGGCGACCCTTGCGATGTAGTCATTCTTAAAGGCATCGAAACCCCCGCAAACGATCGCATCGTAGCCGAAGCCGAGGCGCGCGGAGTTGAGAAGGCCATCGCTCACCTGGAGAAGAAGTTCAGCAATATCGGCGTGCAGATCATGAATTTGCAGTGGCTGGCAGACTCGCTGCGCGAGGGGGCCGACAAATGAGCATCACTATCGAAAAAATGGATGTTCTGTCTTTCACCATTACCGGAGCTGAACGTTTAGACCCTGTGCGGGTGATGATTGAAAACTATGAGCCAGGAAAGGGAAGAATTACTGTCACCTGCTACGGACAAGCATGGACTGGCGCATGGTTTGCGATGGGCGGTGACACTGTTCAGGCGTTCATTAAGCGTGTCAGCAATGACTACCTGATCGGGTGTTTAGCTCCCCGGCTTGAAAGCTCGGTTGACGATGATAACGACGCCAACCTTGAATTCGTTAAATCGCAAATCATCAAGCTTCGCCGCGAACATGAAATTGATAAGGGTGATGCCCGTGAAATGTGGACAGAGGCAGAAAATGCGGAGGATGTGAAGGCGAACTGCTGTGATTTTATCGTTGGGGACAAACTTTTGAAATTGTTTGGCGACGACCCCTGGTATGCCGGATGGCCGTCTGTACCCAATCCGAAATATCAATACCTCGATCGTATCCTGAATGCGGTTCGTGTCGGGCTGGTAGAAATGGAGCGTGCCGCATGACAACTGATATCACCGAACTGGCGCAGAGCCTGAAAGCGGCGGCAGATAGAGAGATGATTTGCCGAGATGGCGCCGAAACTTCTGAAATCTGGGAAAGAACTGTAACGCCGGAAAACATCCTCGCGCTGGTAGAGGCGCTGGAGAAGGCGACACAGTCGAAAACCGTCCAGCGTGAATACTACGAGGGCGTTATTGCAGATGGCAGCAAGCGCATCGCCGAGCTGGAGTCCCGCACCGTGAAGCTGCCGCATCGAAATCTGGGGCACCCTAAATTATTCCTTCTTTGCCCGTTCCCTTACTACGACGCAGAGGATATGGAGAAGGCTCTGGCCGCCGCTGGCATCAAGGTGGAGGATGAGTGATGGTCAAAATCTACGTAACAAAGTACGCCCTTTCTTCAGGACCTTTCTCGGTTGATGCTGAATTAAAAGGAGAGTCCGCATTTTGGTATGTCAATGGCTATCAGCAAAGTGCATATGGAAAAGACTATTGGCTGACGGAAGATGAAGCGCTGGCAGATTGTGAGCGCCGGCGATCAGCAAAACTGGCGTCGATTGAAAAACAGAAGAAAAAACTTACCGCGATGACGTTCACTATCACTGAGGTTTCGAACAAATGACCAGCAAATTAACCAAAGAGCGCCTGCAGGAAATCGCTGAAGATGGATTCCTGAAGCATGGCGAAAGCAAAGAGCTGGCCCGCATGGCGCTGGCCGCAATGGACAGCGAGTCATGGTGTTTGCCTCTCGACTACCTGCAGGGGCACAAAGACGGTCTGGAATGGGCCGCCCAACTGGCAGAAGCCAATCACCCTGAAACAGGAGACTGGCTGTACGATGACCCTATCGAGCTGGCAAAGGCTATTCGCAAAGGTCCAGATATGCCGCCAGCGCAGTCGGTAGCGGACAGCGAGCCGGTGATTGTTGTTGGTGATGATGGAGGGGATGCGCTTTCTTATCGCCGCCTTATCCAGTCCTTTGAGCCTGGCACTAAGCTCTATCGCCACGCGCAGCCGGTGCCGGCAGTGCCGGGTAAATGGATTCCGGTAAGCGAGCGCATGCCGGATGATGATGACTTTGTCTATATCTGGCCTCGCCCTGACTTTGGTGTTGAGCTTCACGTCGGTCAGTACTGCGAATGCAGCCCTAAAGGTGATGGCTGGTATGCTCAGGTTTATGAGCAAAACTATGGCATTGAGTGGCACCCAATTACTGTAACCCACTGGATGCCGCTGCCGGCCGGGCCGCAGGGGGTGAAAGGTGAATGATATTCAGCGGTATCGAATGGGGTATTTTGGCTGGTTAAAGAACGCTTTTTCTATGGCTGCCGATGCTGTTAGCGATATGTGCGCGGTGGTGTTCTCTGTAGAAATGGCGTGCGCATTGCTATGGATAGCAATCATCGTGACATTTCCGGTTTCTATGCCAATCCTTGCATTGGTACAGATGATGGTAACCCGGCGAAAGCTGCGTAAGCGGTACGGCCATGACGAATTGATGAGGGACGACTAATGCCTAAATCCCCCGCAGAACGCAAAGCCTCCCATTGAAATCAAACCCCTTTCCGGAGGGGTTTTCTCGTATATGCTCATTTTGCTTTTATCCCCGGGAAGGGCGATAATTACCTCGTCAGTCTGGACAACTGACAACTTTACCCCGGCGCCAAGTGGGGACACATGGCGCAAACACTGCAATTTGAGAAGAGTTATCAAAACGTACTGATTCCCGCAGAGCCGGGAACCAGTGAATACCTGCAACTTATCCCCGTAGGGCAACTGCTTTGCGGTGAGTTCCGCAAGCCCCGGAATTACGCATTCCACAAAAAGTTCTTCAAACTTCTGACTCTCGGGTATCACTACTGGACGCCTTCCGGTGGCCTCATTGAGCCCGCTGAGCGCGCCCTCATATCCGGGTTTATCGACTTCCTTTCATCCGACTTCGATCAGCGCGCTGCACTCCAGAACGCCGCGGAGATGTATCTCTCCTCGGTCGGTATCTCCCGTTCCCGCGATATGGCGCTGCTGAAACACTTCGAATCCTTCCGCGAGTGGGCAACTATTCAGGCTGGCTTTTACGACGAATACCAGATGCCTGACGGTAGCCGTCGTCGTGTCGCAAAGTCGATCTCCTTCGCCAGCATGGACGACAGCCAGTTTAACGGCGTCTACAAATCAGTGCTGAATGTGCTCTGGAACTACATTTTGCGCCGCAAATTCCACTCGCCGGCTGAGGCTGAAAACGCCGCCAGTCAGCTGCTGAGCTTTGCGGGGTGATGGCTATGCAATGTCTTCTCGCCAAAGTAATGGAGCGCGGCATCTTCCGCGTACCGGCGCGCCGCAAGCGCAAGGTAGAAGTAAAACCATCCGATATCCCCACCTTTCACTATACGGCTCACCTGGCAGATGTCCGCTGGCTGCGCCGCGCTGCCAGAAGGAAAATTGCATGAGCCTCTACCGAAGCATTAATGGTGCTATCTGGCGCAACATCTGGGTTGTTGGAGATCTGCATGGGTGCCATACGCTGCTGATGAACGAGCTGGAAAAGGTCCATTTTGATCCATTGTGTGACCTGCTGATTTCAGTAGGTGACCTTATCGATCGCGGGGCGGAAAACGTCGAATGCCTTGAGCTAATCACAATGCCCTGGTTCATGGCTGTTCGCGGAAACCATGAGCAGATGATGCTCGACGGACTATCTTCCTCCCGGAACGTGAATCACTGGCTCGCTAACGGTGGTGGATGGTTCTTTAACCTTGACTACGACAAAGAGCGCCTGGCTATCGCGTTGACGCATTTGGTTGCAGGTTTGCCACTTATCATCGAGGTAATGACCGAGGGTAAGAAGGTGGTGGTCTGCCATGCAGACTACCCGCATAACGAATACTCATATGGCAAGCCCGTCGATGCAGAACAGGTGATCTGGAATCGTGAGAGAGTGAGCGCGGCTCAGGATGGGATTGTGAATGAAATATCCGGTGCGGACCTGTTTATTTTTGGGCATACCCCGGCACATCAGCCAAGCCAGTACGCCAATCAGATGTATATCGATACCGGGGCTGTATTCTGTGGCCGCCTGACCTTGGTGCAGATCCAGGGCGGTGATCATGCTTAAACGTACTCAGCGCCGGTGCAAAATCTGCCGGGAAAAATTCACTCCAGCATTCGAAAGCCATCGTTGGTGCTGCCCTGAGCATGGCGCTGAATTTGCCATGCAGGAGCTTGAGAAGAAGCGCGAAAAGCAGGCCCAGGCGAAAGCGAAGAAAGAACGCGCAGCCTGGCGTAAGCGCAAAGCAGCGGTGAAACCTCTCCGGCACTGGGAAGACATGACCCAGCGCGTCGTTAACGACTATATCCGCGAGCGTGACCACGATCTGCCGTGCATCAGCTGCGGCACGTTCGAAACGGTTCAGTGGGAGGCCGGGCATTACCGGTCCCGCGGTAAAGCATCTCACCTGCGCTACAACGAGGACAACATTCACAAGCAGTGCCATCACTGCAACGTGCAAATGTCAGGTAACCAGCAGCAGTACCGCATCGCTCTGGTAGAGAAAATCGGCGCTGAGCGCGTCGAGGCGCTCGAAAACAACAACACCCCTCACCGATACACCATCGAAGAACTGGAAGGCATCAGGCGCCATTACAGCGCGCTACGCCGTGCGCTCATAAAACAACGGGAGGCTGCATGAAGATCACCTATAGCGACGAAGGGGCTTATTCCCGCATCTGGCTGACGGGTCCGTTTTGGCAGCTGGCTATGGCCAGACGCATTGCGGATGTAGGACTGTACGCTTCCCCGGTCAATACCTGGGAGTCCCGCGGCATTACCTTCCAGATCACCCTGTACGGAAAGAGCGCGTATGTGCTCAGGGCATATAAGGCGATGGCCAAGGCCATGGCGAGGACTAGCAAATGAGCCGTGACGTTATCGAACTCATCCGCGACCGCTGGCAAAAGCTCCGTCTCTGCCGGCACAGCGGCACCGTACTGGTTGACTACCGCATACTGAGAAATTTCGTTCGCATCTATCAGGCTTCAGGAGAGAAAGCATGAATACCCAGTACCTTGAGTATGTTCGCCAGCAGCTGATAGTGGCCACCGCGGATCTGAGCGGTGCGACGAAAGGACAGTTGGTTGCTTTTGCAGAGAACGCACAATTCACCGCTACGGCGCGCAGCCGGGGAAGGAAGAAAGTAGCCGAACCGGTAACAGGCCGCATGGTAAACCCATCCAGCCCGCCAATCCCCGGGCAGCAGTCGCGCGCAAAAGGTTCATCAATCGCTCTCGTTCTGCCCGTTGAGTACTCGACGGCAAGCTGGCGCCGGGCTCTGCTGTCGCTTGAAGACCACCAGAAAGCGTGGCTGCTCTGGAACTACAGCGACAATATCCGCTGGGAGCACCAGGAGACGATCACCCGGTGGGCATGGGAGCAATTCAGCAAGAAGCTGGCCGGCGCGCGCATTGCAAAGAAAACAGTCGATCGCCTCCGTCAACTTATCTGGCTGGCGGCGCAGGATGTCAAAGCCGAGCTGGCAGGGCGGGAGACGTATGAATACCAAAAACTTGCCTCTCTGGTCGGAGTGACCCCGAAGAACTGGTCAGAAACGTTTACAGAGCGGTGGGAGGAGATGAAAACCACCTTGCGGCGCCTTGATAGCGATTCTCTTTTGCAGGTTACGCGATCACGTTCACAACAAAAGGCGACAAATTTTGACTCAACTCTTGCAAAACTGGATTAAATGCGTCATATTTGAGTCTACTTTGATATGCTGCCTTAACTTTAAGTGGCGGCATGAAGAATAAAAAGGCCCTGGCGGAAACGTCGGGGCTTTTGCGTTTCTGGAGGCAGGAAATGTGAATAGGAACGGGTCGACCGCGGCCTAATGGCCATGCTGCAGTAGTGATACTGCCCCGAGTCGCGTAATTGCGAGCCTGTGTGGTGATGGGTAAGGGTTCATAAACAACACAAGCCCCGGTAAAGCAGCGCGAATGCCAGACGCGCACCGGTTATAAGCGGCGATGATGCGGCATGGACTCAAGGGCATGAGCGCGGACCACTGCGAAAGTGTGGTTGTGCAATCCGGTCAGGGCTCTTGGGTAGAGACGTGCCGCACGACACGTCAACCCCCGCCGCGCAAGAGCCCTGAACCAGATTGTTGGTTCAACCAGCACCAGATAATGGCCTGACCTGATAACGGGTTCATACCCCAACTTATCAGGGGCGCTGCTGCAACAGCGTTGCAGGCCGCCAGATATGGAGCACGGGCATTAACGCCTAAAATAAGTCCTCCCCCGGTGCCAGATTGATCGACTGGCCGTTGCTCCACGAAACGGAGCCCATAACAGGTAAGGGCATTGTAAGTAGCATATCTGGGAAATGCGGCTTATGCAGATGCGGTTCGATTCCGCCGCAGTGCTCTTTCCGTTGTGGTGTAACTCAATTCCCGCTTGCGGGTTAAATGGGTAGAGTAATGCATCAACTGGCATAGCCAGCAGGGCAGGCATGATGCTAATGCTGAACCTGAGTATCGGTTCGAGTCCGATCGCCACACACAGAACCCACTACCTGGGACCCTTCGGCCTGAGAGCCGACATTGCCACACCCTCATATTCCCGCCTTGAGCGGGTTTTTTTATTGAGCATGCCCAGGCCCTCGGGAATCATCCCCGACGTGCTTTGTTGATAAATCAGCCCGCAGGGTCTGGGCCTCTTTTCCCCTTTACGCACAGCGCCATCCGTCATCAACGGAGGTGAGGTTATGACAAAAATGAGCACCATTTACAGCAGACTTTCATACGGCACCGGGACCGCACTGACGGGCTGCGGTGTCTCAGCAAAGGCGTATGCCGGGGCAGTTAAGGCAGAGGTATGGATTTTGGCCGACAAAATAGCGGGGATGACCCTGAGTGACTGGGCAATTATCGTCGGTATCGCCTGCACCATTACCACCTGTGGGGTGAACTGGTACTACCGGCGGAAAGAACGCGAGGATCGGCTCAATGGCTATGACACCAAAACTGAGGAATAGCGTTATCGCTGCCATCGGCGGTGGCGCCATAGCCATTGCTTCTGCGCTCATCACTGGCCCAACCGGGAACGATGGTCTTGAAGGTGTGCGATACAACCCCTATCAGGATGTGGTAGGCGTCTGGACTGTCTGTTATGGCCACACTGGCAAAGACATCATGCTCGGCAAGAAGTACACCGAGGCCGAATGCCGTGCGCTGCTCAGCAAAGACCTGAACACCGTCGCCCGCCAGATTGACCCATACATCCAGAAGCCGATCCCCGAGACAATGCGCGGGGCTCTGTACTCGTTCGCGTATAACGTTGGCGCTGGCAACTTCCAGACCTCCACGCTGCTGCGAAAAATCAACCAGGGCGACCAGAAAGGCGCATGTGATCAGCTGCGCCGCTGGACCTATGCCAAGGGCAAACAGTGGAAAGGCCTGGTAACTCGCCGCGAGATTGAGCGTGAAGTTTGTTTGTGGGGGCAGAAATGAGCCGGTTAACCGCCATTATCAGCGCCATTGTGATCTGCCTGGTTGTTTGCCTTGGGTGGCTGGCAATGCATTACCGCAACGCTGCTGCTGAGCAGAAAACCCGAGCCGATGGCGCCGAGCAGCAGGTAAACGCAGCGCAGGCGATCACATCCAACGTTCTGACCACTATGACCATCTTCAACACCATCGCCGAGGCCAATCAGCATGCAAAAGAGCAGATCGCACTGGACGCATCGGGAGCCTCGGCTGATATCCGGGTTGCTGTTGCGAATGATGATTGCGCTAATCGCTCTGTGCCTGCTGGCGCAGTTAAGCGGCTGCAACAATTCGCGAACGGTCTACGTCAAAGTGCCGGTGGTCCCGTTACCAGTCAGCCTGACGGCTGACACCCCGCAACCGGAAATCCCTGACAACCTGACGTGGGGCCAGAGCCTTGATTTAAACGTCAGTCTGCTATCAGCGCTGGGGCAGTGCAACCGGGATAAGGCAGCAATCAGGAAAATCGAATCATCAAGAACCTCGCAATAGCGGGGCTTTTTTATGCGCATCTCACGCGCACATCAACGAGAGCCTTTCAGTAAGCGAGCCTGAGAAAAGCCGTTATAGGTGGCGACCTCTCTCGGGCGGCTTTTCTGTGAGACAGGCTCACTTTCTAAAAGGTAAAGACGCTATGAATAATCCGTCAGTTATTCCGGCCTTCGACTTCCGCGAAATGGTCACGACCCTCGACAACAAGATAATCACCACATCACTCAAGGTGGCAGATTACTTTGGCAAGCGACACAAAGACGTTTTGCGTGCCATACGTAACCTGAAATGCTCCGATGACTTCACCCAGCGCAATTTTGCGCCCATTGATTTCATTGACAAAAATGGCGATGTTCAGCCTATGTATAACATCACCCGCGACGGATGCATGATGCTAGTGATGGGATTCACTGGCAAAACAGCTGCCGCAGTGAAGGAGTGTTACATCAATGCCTTCAACTGGATGGCCGAGCAGCTAAACCGGCGCATGGCGATGGGTGAAGAATTGCAGCATCGCTATGCCATCAAAGAAACGCGCTCAAAGCTGAAAGGCACAATCGGAAGCCGTTTGATGAACGAGCGGAAGAAAGAGAAGCGCGTCCTGGAGCTCGAACATGAGCACATCATGCAGGTAACGCAGCCAGAACTGCTGATTGGCTGATCGACATTACAGAGCCACTTCAAGAGGTGGCTCGATAATGTCAAGGCGAGGACAAAATTATGGCAAAACCGGACTGGGAGGCCATCGAATCGGCATACCGGGCCGGAGTCCTTAGTCTCCGTGATATAGGCGATAAATACGGCGTTACTGAAGGGGCTATCAGGAAGAGGGCTAAAAAGTTTGATTGGGTACGCAATAGCGGTACGCAGGTACGCAAAAATGGTACGCAAAGTGGTACGCAAAAGAGTAAGGCGCGTACCAGCGAAAAGCCTGCCAGCGCTGGCCGTACGCAAAAAAGTACGCAACCAAAAGCTGAACCTCCACCAGATACGAAACCGATACGCGGGGTGCGTACCGATCCGCCGACCAACCCATTCCAACCCGGCAACCAGCAGGCGTTAAAGCATGGTGGTTACGCCCGCCGCCTTCTGCTTAAAGATGAGGTCATTGAAGACGCGAAAGCGTTGACACTCGAAGACGAATTATTTCGCCTTCGGGCTAACAACCTTGTCGCTGCAGAGAATATTGGCCGGTGGTTGACCAAGCTGGATGATGCTGAAGGGGACCAGGAAAGAAAGGTGTTGATGGAAAATATCAGCGCCGCCGAGAAGGCGATGATGCGCAATACCGTTCGTATTGAGTCCATCGTCGGCACGCTTGCGACGGTAGGCAAAATATTTGCTGATACAGACTATCGCAAGGCTGCTACTGATAAGGTGTCGCTGGAGGCCGATCGTCTTCGCCGTGATGCAGGTATTGATGATGGCAACGGAGAGCGTGACCTCAATGACTTCTACTCTGACATCCAAACCGACGCTGAATCCGGTCCTGCGTAGCTTCTGGACGACGCAGGCGCGTAACAAAGTGCTTTATGGTGGCCGGTCATCGTCAAAATCGTGGGATGCCGCTGGCATAGCCATATTTCTGTCGAATAAATACAGCCTGCGCTTTTGCTGTGCGCGTCAGATCCAGAACAAAATTGAAGAGTCGGTGTATACCCTGCTCAAAATTCAGATTGACCGCTTTGGCCTGCGGCATCGTTTCCGCATTCTGAACAACAAAATCATTAACCGGGTGACCGGGTCTGAATTCGTCTTTTATGGGCTCTGGCGCAACATTGAAGAGATTAAGTCTCTGGAAGGTATCAGCGTTCTGTGGCTTGAAGAGGCCCACGCGCTGACGGAATACCAGTGGAAAATACTGGAGCCTACCATCCGTAAAGAGGGCTCAGAGTGCTGGTTTATCTTTAACCCCGGGCTGGTGACTGATTTCGTGTGGCGTAACTTTGTGGTCGATCCGCCAGAAGATACGCTGATACGCAAAATCAACTACGATGAAAACCCATTTTTGTCCGACACCATGCTGAAGGTTATCGAAGCCGCTAAACGCCGGGATCCGGATGGGTTTAAGCACGTCTACGAAGGCGTGCCAGAGTCGGATGATGATGCGGCCATTATCAAGCTGTCATGGATTGAGGCGGCCGTTGATGCCCACAAAGTCCTTAATTTCGAGCCAAGCGGGCGCAAGCGTATTGGCTTCGACGTCGCCGATAGCGGCGCCGATAAGTGCGCTAACGTCTATCGCCACGGGTCCGTCGTGTATTGGGCGGATGAGTGGAAGGCGAAAGAAGACGAATTGCTGAAGAGCTGCCAGCGTACGTATCAGGCAGCACTGGAGCGCGATGCTGATATCGTCTACGACTCAATCGGCGTTGGGGCATCTGCTGGCGCGAAATTCTCAGAAATTAATGAGGATCGTAAGCGCGAAAACATGAACGCATCCCGCATCAACTATCAGCGTTTCAACGCTGGCGCTGGTGTGAATGAGCCGGACTATGAATACATTGGCATCCCGAACAAAGATTTTTTCGCCAACCTCAAAGCGCAAGCCTGGTGGCTGGTAGCGGATCGCTTCCGTAACACCTTCAACGCGGTAAAGAACGGCGAGCAGTACCCGGTAGATGAGCTGATTAGCATTGACTCATCCTGTCCGCTGCTGGAAAAGCTCAAGTTGGAACTTACCACCCCTCACCGTGATTTTGACAAAAACGGTCGCGTGATGGTGGAAAGCAAGAAAGACCTCGCCAAGCGTGACGTACCATCGCCGAACGTGGCCGACGCGTTCATCATGGCGTTTGCTCCAACCGATACGGCAATGGATATCTGGGAAGCGCTGGGGAACAGCTAAATACCTGGAAATAACCGTTTCACGCAAAATTCACGCTATTCATTTTTCGACCCTGTTTATGCATGTTTTATTCACGCGCTTTTAGCCACTTAAACCCGATAAATAAGCCTTTGGCGGACATTTCATCATGGGAGGGATCCGGCTGGTGCGGGTAACAGTCATTATGTTAAATCGGGTCGTTTTTTAACAAATTATCCTATCCGCCACGAGTACCAAAAAAAGCCGGAGAATAGTCACCATGGCGAAGAAAACAGGACGAGTCGCCACGGCGGATTCGTACGATAACTTTGTTGCCCGTGTCGGTATGCAGCAGCCTAACCAGCATGCCGCATCGACCTACAGGGCGAACTATACCAGCCGCAACCGCCTGCTCATTGAGTGGGCTTATCGTTCCTCCTGGATTATTGGCGCCGCAGTCGATTCTAAAGCGGACGATATGACCAAAAAGGGCGTGCGGATCACCAGTGAGATAGACCCGAAACGTCGTGGCATTCTGGAATCACGGTTCGATGAGCTTCAGCTTTGGGATTGCATCAACGAGACGCTGAAATGGTCCCGGCTGTATGGCGGGGCGGTGGCGCTGATTTTGATTGAAGGGCAGGCACCGCTGACGCCGCTGGTGCTGGATAAGGTTGGCAAGGGCAGCTTTAAAGGTCTGGCTGTACTTGACCGATGGATGATTAACCCACAGCTCACCAGGCGCATTAAGGCGCTTGGCCCTAACCTCGGCAAGCCTGAATTCTATGAAATCGTGACAACGGCGCAGGGGCTTCCTCCTTGGACTGTTCACCACAGCCGCCTGATCCGCATGGATGGTGTGAAACTGCCGTATCAGCAGAAAATCACCGAAAACGAATGGGGGATGTCCATTGTCGAGCGCATCTTCGATCGCCTGACTTCCTACGATAGCACCAGCGTCGGAGCCGCCCAGCTTGCCTACAAGGCGCATTTGCGAACCGCAAAGATTAAAAAGCTGCGTGAGATTATCGCCACGGGCGGCAAGGCGTTTGAAGCGCTTATCAAGAATATGGAAATGGTCCGCCAGTACCAGACGAACGAGGGTATGTCCTTGTTTGATTCGGAGGATGAATTTGAAACCCATTCTTATTCTTTCGCGGGCCTGTCTGACCTGCTTAGCGAGTTTAAAGAGGATATCGCGGGTGCTGTTGGCATTCCTCTTGTCCGCCTGTTCCGCCAGTCACCGAAGGGTTTTTCAACCGGTGACGCTGACCTCGCGAACTACTACGACGACGTGGGAACGCTTCAGGAGCGAGATTTACGGCCTCACATCCGCCTGTTATTCGATGTACTGCATCGCTCAGAGTTTGGCGATCCGTTGCCGGAAGATTTCACCTTTGAGTTTAACCCCCTGTGGCAGATGAGCGACACCGATCGCTCCACGGTGGCAACCAACACAACTACCGCTCTGGCAACCGCTGTGCGTGATTTGGGAATGTCGCCGGCTGCTGCTCTGACCGATTTGCGCGAACTGTCTGACGTTACCGGCATCGGTGCTTCAATTAGCGATGAGGATATCCAGAATGCGGCGAAACAGTGGCAGGAGACTGAATCTGAAACCAGCCCTCCGCCGCCGATCGGAGGTCCAGTATCAGAAAAGCCTACTGGCGATAGTCGACCAGATAAATCAAATCGTCACGGGTTCCTACGATGGTTCACAGGCAAGCGCTGAGAGCATTGCTAAATCGCTTGTTGACTACTCCTGGGTGATCGACGACTGGGCCGAAATGGTCGGTCGAAAGATGTTTGCCCAGGTAGAGCGTGAAGAGTGGAATCAGTGGCGCTCTGTTTCGGAAGAAATATCCGCTGGTCTGCGTGACGTCGTGGGTAATACGCCTGTCGGTGCTGTTGCGCGCGATATTGTGGCCCGTCAGGTCCAGTACATGAAATCACTTCCGCTTGAGGCTGCCAGCCGCGTTTCTGAGATTCAGGCGCGGGCGATGGAGGCTGTAATTCGCGGAGAGCGCCCCGATCAGCTTTACGAGATGATCATGCAGTCCGGTGACGTGGCGGCCAGCAGGGCGCGGATGATCGCCCGCACCGAGATTGGCCGGGCTACGACAGCACTCACCCAGGCGCGCGCTGAGTCGATTGGCTCAGAGGGTTACTGGTGGGAGATAGAGGGAACTGGCACCAGGCCATCCCATAAAGAAATGAAAGGGAAATTTGTGAGGTGGGATGACCCGCCCACATTAGATGGAATGACAGGCCACTGCGGCGCACTGCCAAATTGTAAATGTTGGCCGAGAGTGAAGGTTCCCGAGCCTCGAAAGTGATAAAATAACGGCTCCCATGCTGCTGTAACAGCGTGAGAGCCTAACCATTACTTAATCGAGGTAAATAATGGCTGAAAATAGTTTAGCGAAAGACCTGACCGGCCTCAAATTTGGCAGGTGGAGAGTTATCAGTCGCGCGGAAAGGTTAGACCACGGGCATAGATACTGGCTGTGTGAATGCGAATGTGGCAATACCAAATCTCTACGCGGGACCATGTTAACTTCCGGGGCATCTGAAAGCTGCGGCTGCCTGAGGAATGAATTAACCTCAGCGCGCTCTAAAAAGCACGGTGCTACCCGGTCGCCGACCTATGTGAGTTGGCAGTCGATGAGATCCCGTTGCAACAAATCTGATGATCTACATTACCCCCTATATGGCGGCAGAGGCATTAAGGTTTGTGGCAGGTGGGACGCTTTTGATAATTTCCTGCATGACATGGGCGAAAGGCCATCAAACGCGCACAGCATAGACAGGATTGATGTCAATGGTGATTACACTCCTGACAACTGCCGGTGGGCAACAGCAAAAGAGCAGGGGCTAAACCGTAGGGACACCCGGTGGATCACATATAAAGGCGATACACTATCGACCAAAGATATGGCAGAAAAATACGGCATCCCAAGGACTACATTGCGCCGAAGAATTGATTCAGGGTGGAGTGTTGAAAGAGCTATTGAAACTCCTCCTGACGTAAGCAGAAAGAGAAAATAATCACCCCACAGAGGTCGCGATAAGCGGCCTTTTTTAATGCCCGCAATTCAGCAGGTAACCCATGAAATATTTCTTTAAAACCCGCCTGGGTAATACTCGCTTTCAACTTGCTGATGGGTCAGTCCTGTTTAAGGACGTCCCGATCGCAAGGACTGGTGAGCAGGTATATGGCGCTGAGGAGCTGCCTGACCTGCAGCCTGATAGCCACGGACTCATAACCGTACAGCGCACGCCTGAAGAAGTTTTCAGCGAGCGCACTATCGCATCGTTTGAGGGTATGGCCGTCACGATAGGCCACCCTAAAGACTTCAGCGGAAACATCATCTTCGTCACGCCAGAAAACTGGCGGCAACTCTCTAACGGGCACATCCAGAACGTTCGCCGAGGCGCGGGTGATAAATCAGACCTGCTGCTGGCGGACGTCATTGCCAAAACGCCTGAGGCCATTCAGGCAGTGGAGAACGGCGACGAAGAGGTGAGCTGCGGTTATGACGCTGACTACCGACAAATCTCGCCGGGCATCGCAGAGCAGTACGCGATAACCGGTAATCATCTGGCCTTTGTCCCTAACGGGCGGGCTGGTTCACGTTGTGCAATAGGGGATTCTATGCCAAGCACTACTAAAAACTGGTTTACCCGGCTCCTGAAGGCCCGTAAAACCGGGGACGCTGCCGAAATGGCGAATCTTATCGACAACCCGCCTGATGATGTCACTGGCGATAACGATGTATCGACCTCCATGACACCCGGCGGAGTGGTCATTAACCTTGCGCCGCAAAATCCGCTTCCCGGCCCGGCATTGCCTGGCACTGGCGATGAAGGCGGAGAAGTCCCCGACTGGGCGCAGGCCATCATTGCCCGTCTGGATAAGCTGGAAGGCATGGAACGTCAGGAGCAATCGACTGGTGATGAAGACCCGGAAGAGAAGGATGAGGAGGAAGGCAAAGTAACCGGTGATGCCGCTTATCGCGCCGATCTGATTCAGCCTGGCATCCAGTTGCCAGAAAAGGCGAAGCCGACAGCATTCAAGCGTCAGGTACTCGCCTCTGCAGATCAATCTCTGGTGCGCTCTATTGTCGGTGATGCAGATATCAGCAAGCTGAAAAAAGCCACGGTGGATATGGCTTTCACGGCTGTTTCTGAGCTGGCTAAAAACCGCAATACCAAAACCGTCGACAGCCTGCAAACGCAGACTGCCACCACTGTTAAAACCATTGCCGGTATGAATCAGGCCGCGCAGGAATTCTGGTCTAAACGAGGCTAACCAATGGGTAATACATTTCTTTACCGGATGCCTGCAGGCATCGCCGGGGCAATTTCTCGTCCGCAGGATCTGACGGTTGAACCTCAACTGCTGGACTCCTCCAACCTTTTCCCCGCTTACGGCCTTGGCGGCAAGATTTCCTCCGGGAAATTTGTGCCAATCGCTGCAAGCGATACAGCGTCGGTGCTGGTGGGCATTTACGTTCGTCCGTATCCGACCGCCAGCCAGCCGGATAAAGTCCAGCAGGTAGGCAGCGGTAAAAACTTCACCGGCGATTGCCTGGTGCGTGGTTACGTCACGGTGAACATCGGCGCGGATGCATCCAGCGTTGCGCTGCATGGCCCGGTCTATATGCGAGTGGCCACACCATCCGCCTCAAGCCCCATCGGCGCGTTCCTTGCCGCCGCTGATGGCTCGAATACCGTCCAGATCACTAACGCTTACTTCAATGGCCCTGGCGACACCAGCGGCAACATTGAGCTGGCCTTCAATATTTAAGGAAATCGCAAATGCCAATGACATTTGACCAGGCGACAGTCGACGGCACTGGTGCCTTTCTTGTCCATGAGCTTGAGCGTCTCGATCAGACACTGAATCTGCCGCTGGTGAATTTCACCTGGTCGCGCGATATCCAGTTGCGTGAAGACGTGTCTATTGCTGATGAGATCAGCTCGTTCACTAACACCACCTTTGCCGCTGCCGGTACACCGAATGCCAACGGTAAAAACTGGCTGAGCAAAGCCGCGACCGCGATGGCTGGACTTAACGTCGACATCGCAAAAACTGGCTTCCCGCTCACACTGTGGGGTATGGAGCTTGGCTGGACCGTTCCCGAATTGCAGGCCGCTGCGCAGGTTGGTCGACCGATCGACACGCAGAAGTACGACGGCATGCAGCTGAAGTGGAACATGGACACGGATGAGCAGGTTTACATCGGTGATTCCGGTCTGGACGTTAAAGGCCTGCTGAACCTGACGCAGGTAACGCCGACCAACGCCGCGAAGACCTGGGCGACCTCCACCGCTGACGAAATCCGGGCGAGCATTAATGCCGGGTTGAGTGCTGCGTGGGCCAACTCGGCTTACTCCATGGTACCGACGGACCTGCTGATCCCGCCGGAGCAGTTCTCTCTGCTGGCAAGCACCATCGTATCCAGCGCTGGTAACCAGTCCCTGCTGACCTATCTGGAAACCAACACCATCGCATACCACCAGAACGGGCGTCCTCTGAACATCCGTCCGGTGAAATGGGCGAAAGGTCGTGGCGTGTCGAACTCTGATCGCATGATGTTCTACACCAACGACAAGAAATACGTTCGCTTCCCGATGGTTCCGCTGATGAGCGTGCCGATCCAGTATCGCGGCCTGTATCAGCTCGTAACCTATTACGGCAAGCTGGGTGCAGTAGAGCCGGTTTATCCGGAAACTCTGGCCTACGTCGACGGCATCTAACCTGCGGCGGCCCGAAAGGGCCGCTCATGAGGACTTGCAATGAAAAAGATTTACGTACTCTCCCCGTTTAACTTCAACGACGGCAAAGAGCAAAAGCATTTCCCGGTTGGCTTCCACGACGTTGATGACACGGTTGCTGATCACTGGTTCGTAAAAGCGCACTGTTCTCCGGATGGCGAAGCGCCAGCGGTCGCAGAAGACCCGCGCATTGCTGAGCTGGAAGCAAAAATCGCCGAGAAAGACGCGCGTATTGCTGAACTCGAAGCGCAATTGCCGGAGACTACCAATAATGGCAAGAAATCAAAGTCTGCCGACGCCTGAGCAGTTCAGGTTAACCTTTCCGCAGTTCGCTGACGAAACAAAGTACCCCACGCCAATGATCCAGACTCGACTGAACCTTGCTGATGCCATGCTGAGTGAGTCGCGTTTTGGCGTGGATATCTTTCCCTACATCGTCGGGCTGTATGTTGCGCACTACATGTACCTTTACGCCGCCGATATGCGTGGTATGGCTGTGGGTACTGCTGGTGGTGTAAATAGCGGCATACAGACCGCGAAATCAGTGGATAAGGTTTCAGCCAGTTATGACGCAAGCGCAACTCTGGACCCTAATGCCGGTTTCTGGAACAACTCCCGTTACGGATCGGAGTTCTGGGAATACCTGATGATGTTTGGTGCCGGAGCGGTTCAACTGGGGACGCCGGAATGAAAAGCGGGCTCACAATTCGGGAAGACAATTACAGTGTCGTTCTGGATGCGCTGAAGCAGTTGTCAGGCACTGATGTGCTGGTTGGTATCCCGGCAGGTCCTCCGCGCGATGATGCGCCGCTGAGCAACGCTGAGCTGGGGTATCTCCAGTCCACCGGGGCAACCGTAGAGATAGACGGGGAGACCGTTACTCTGCCACCAAGGCCATTTCTGGACATGGGTATTGAGGATTCACGGGATAAAACGACCGAGCGTTTAAAGCTGGCCGCTCAGTCTGCGCTTGAAGGTAAGGCAGATGTGGCGTCGATGCATCTTGAAGCCGCAGGCCAGATTGCGCGTGATGCCTCAAAGGCTGTCATTGAGGCAGGCGATCGTCTGACCCCACTATCTGAAAAGACCATCAAGAAACGCAGAGAAATGAAACCGCCTATCCCTGGCGATAAGCCGTTGCGTGCCCGCGGATTCCTTTTCAGAGCGATTCAGTATGTCGTGAGGAAAAAATAATGCCTTTTCTCGATGTGACTGATGTTCTGCTTGACCCGGACTTTGTCGACCTGTCGCTGGTATGTCACCGGCAAGTGCAGACGGTTGACGAGGATAACTTCCCGATCAATACGCCGCAGGATATTCCGTTCTCTGGTGTCGTAACCGTCGATCGCTCGCTTGAGGCTAAGCGAATGGCCGCCGGGCAAAACATCAATGGCGCCATTCTCATCGTGACGCAGTTCAGGCTGACTCAGGGGCAACCCGGATTAGATGCCGATATCGTAACCTACCGCGGGCGAGATTATCGTGTGACGTTTGTCGACCCGTATACAGCGTACGGTGCCGGGTTCGTTCAGGCGCATTGCGAGCTGCTGGAATTTGACGGGGGAACGCCGATTGAGTAACGACAGCACAACGGCGGGATATCTGACCCCCATCGGTGATTCACCGCCCTACGATGAGGATCTGGAACGGCTAATCAGCCGCTGGATACGGGGTGTGACAGGGCTGGCTGCCACGCTGGTTTACCCACGCTGGACTGACCCGCAAAAGCAGATACCCAAAAACGGCACCACCTGGTGCGCGTTCGGTATCACCGGCATTCATGAGGACTTCAACCCGGCGTACGTGCAGGGCGAAGAGAACACCGAACAGTGGTCGCATGAGACCGTGAGCCTGATCTTGTGCTTCTATGGCCCGCAGGGGCTGGCAATGGCCGCGCGCTTTCGTGACGGTCTGCTGGTCTCGCAGAACAATGACGAGCTCAACCGCTCAGGCCTGACATTTCTGCAGCATGGGCGGATCCTCAATCTGCCCGAACTCATCAATAACCAGTGGGTGCGCCGGTACGATATCAGCGTTGACCTGCGCCGCAAAATCATCCGCCAGTACGGCATTCAATCGCTGGTCGACGCGCCAGTGCAATTTTTTGGAGATTAAAACATGGCACAGGGCTTACCTGTTTCCAATGTCGTTAACGTTGACGTCATCATGTCACCGGTAGCGGCAACGGGGCGAAACTTCGGTGCGCTCCTCATTCTGGGAACCTCTACCGTTATTCCGGTTACCGAGCGCATTCGCCAGTATTCGGCCATTGAAGATATCGGCGATGATTTTGGCGTTGACTCCCCGGAATACGAAGCAGCGACCATCTTCTTTTCACAATCACCAAAACCGACGCTGGTCTATATCGGCCGCTGGGCGAAGACGCTGGCGGAAGGTGAAGAGGGCACAGTTGAAACGCTGCTGCAGGCGGTTAATGCCTCTCTGCAATATACCAACTGGTACGGTCTGGCGATTGCCGACAGTGCCGATCTGGTTGAGGCTGACGTGATTTCGGTTGCTGCGGCGATCGAGGCATCCAGCCTGAGTCGCATTCTGGCCGTTACCACTGATGATGTGAATGTGCTGGTCTCGGGGAATACCGACAACATCGGTTACAAGCTTAAAGCCGCCGGCTACAGCCGTACGTTCTGGCAGTACAGCTCCAGCAGCAAATACGCCGCTATCTCGGCATTTGGTCGTGCGTTTACGGTGAATTTCACCGGCAACAACACCACGATCACCCTGAAATTCAAAACCGAGCCTGGCGTGACGTACGAAACGCTCACGACCGCGCAGGCGTCCGCTATTGATGCCATTAACGGTAACGTCTACGTCTACTACGCCAACGATACAGCGATTATCCAGCAGGGTGTCATGGCGAACGGAGACTTCTTTGATGAGCGCCACGGCCTGGACTGGCTGCAGAACTACGTGCAGACCAACCTTTACAACCTGCTGTACACCTCGACTACCAAAATTCCGCAAACCGACGCGGGCGTTACCCGGTTAATGACCAACGTCGAAGCGTCACTCGACCAGGCGGTTAATAACGGCCTGGTGGCTCCGGGTGTATGGAATGGCGGCCCGATCGGCCAGATTGAATCAGGTGACACACTGACCAAGGGTTACTACGTCCACGCCGATTCAGTAGAAAACCAGGCGCAGTCCGACAGGGAAGCGCGTAAGTCGCCGGTGATTCAGGCGGCGATCAAACTGGCGGGTGCCATTCACTATGCCGACGTGCAGATCAATGTGGTGCGATAAGGAGCGACCATGAGCGGAACCTATAGTTTTATTGACGTCTCGGCATCCCTGACGGGCCCAACCGGCAGTATCGATCTGGGCTACGGCTCGGCGAACTCCGAAGAAGGTATTACGGTTGCGATGACCGAGGCAAAAAACACCATGACCGTCGGCGCCGATGGTGAGGTGATGCACAGCCTGCACGCCGGTAAGAGCGGCACTATCACGGTAACTTTGCTGAAAACCTCCCCGGTAAACAAAAAGCTCTCGCTGATGTACAACGCACAGAGCCTGTCCTCGGCGACGTGGGGCAATAACGTCATTGTCATTCGCAACAAAGTATCAGGTGATATCACCACCGCGCGTAGCTGCGCATTCCAGAAGCAGCCGGATCACGCTAACGCCAAGGTTGGCAATACGGTGTCGTGGGTATTTGACGCCGGTAAGATTGACCAACTGCTGGGGGAGTTTTAATCGATGGAATTTGAAATTAAGGGCGTTAACTACCGCACAGCGAAACTCGACGTTTTCCAGCAGCTGAAGGTCAGTCGTAAGCTTCTGCCCGTGCTGGCTGGTCTGGTCAGTGAATTCTCTACGCTGAAAGCGCAGGCCGCTGCGGGTAACTCTGGTGCAGTGCTGGAAAGCGTACTGCCGAAAATTGCCGATACGCTGGCCGCGCTGCCGGACGAGGACGTTAACGCGGTGATTCATCCGTGTCTGAGCGTCGTTTCCCGCCAGCACGAAAAGGGCTGGGCGAAAGTCTTCGATCAGGGCGTACTGATGTTCGACGATACGGACCTGTTTACCATGCTGCAGCTGGTGGCGCGGGTGGTCGCCGATAGTCTGGGAAATTTTTTGAAAGAACTCCCCGGCAGCGGGACGCCTACCCAGCCATAGGTCCTGTCCTCGAATCCATGCCAGAAGGTGAGGATTTCCTGATGCGCCCGGTGGATGCCGGGCTCATCCCTTACACCGCCCTGAAAGATGGATCAGTCGACCTGGCTGATATTGCCCGTATGAATGACTGGCTGGACCTGAAAGCCGATAACGAAAACCGTATAGCGAAATGGAGAGAGGCTAATGAACGCTGAAACGCTCAAGGACTTTCTGATCTCGCTTGGGTTCAAAGTTGATGAGGCTGGCGCCAGAAAATTCGATGCCGTCGTTGCCGGAACAACGCTTAAAGCGATTGAGCTGGGCGTTAAAGTTGAGGCGGCGGCGCTTTCCGTCGTTGCATTCACCGCGAAAATTGCCAGCGGTCTCGACGACCTGTACTGGGCCTCTCAGCGCACAGGCGCGACGGTGGAGGGCATTAAGCAGATTGGGTATGCGGTTAGTCAGGTTGGCGGCAGTGTCGACGGGGCCCGCGGCTCTCTCGAAAATCTTGCCCGGTTCATGCGTAACAATCCCGGCGCTGAGGGTTTCCTGAACCGGCTTGGGGTTCAAACGCGTGATGCCAGCGGCAACATGCGGGATATGGCGACGATCTTTACCGGCGTCGGTCAGCGTCTTAGCAGCATGCCGTATTACCGCGCGAACCAGTACGCTCAAATGCTGGGTCTGGATGAAAACACCCTGATGGCAATGCGTCGCGGTATCGGCCAGTTTAGTGGCGAATACACCGCGATGGCGAAGGCGATCGGCTATAACGCCGATGTGGCCGCCGTCAGCTCCAATAAATTCATGACCTCGCTGCGCTCTTTTGGGCTGATGGCAGGCATGGCGCGGGATAAAATAGGCTCCAGTCTCGCTGATGGCCTTGCTGGCTCTCTGGACAGGCTGCGTCGACAAATTCTGGAAAACTTCCCGAAAATTGAAGGCGCGATAACCGGTACCGTCAAAGGGATTCTCTGGGCTGGTGAGATGGTAGGCAGGGTAATTTACCGCCTCATCCAGTTGGGTCAGGGTATCAGCGACTGGTGGGACTCTCTTGATAAGCAGTCGCAGCAGCTGATCGAACTACTTGGAGCGCTAACCGCAGCGTGGTGGATGCTCAACCGCGCTATGCTCGCATCGCCGATTACGTGGGTTCTCGGTCTTGCCGCTGCCATTGCTTTGCTATGGGAGGATTACCAGACCTGGAAGGAGGGCGGTAAGAGCCTCATTGACTGGGGGAAATGGAAGCCTGAAGTAGACGCTGCACTGAAGATGGTCGGCGACCTGAAACAGACTGTCCTCGATCTCGGAAAAGCGCTGGCAAAGTTGCTCAATATCGACCCTAAATCCTGGTCTTTGAAATGGGATTTCAGCAACTTCATTACCCAGATGGGTGAGTTTAGCAAGATGCTGAGTATGATCGGCGACCTGCTTAACGCTATCAAGGACGGTCGATGGTCGGATGCTGCAAGTATTGGTAAGGCTCTTCTCAAACAAGGTAGCGATCAACCTGACGCCCTTCCTGGTGTTACCAGTAGCGCAGTCAATGCGCGAGGTAAAGTTCTGGGATTTTGGGAGGAGGTTAAATCCCGTTTCAGTGATGGCGGCTGGTATCAGCATGAGCAGAAAACGCTTGCCGATCGCAACAACAATCCTGGGAACATTCGCCCTGTCGGCGGTGGAGGATTCCGAGCGTTCGGATCGGCGATTGAAGGCTGGACAGCCATGAAAAACCAGCTCATGCGGTACTTTACTGGTAAAACGACCGGGCGCCGCCTGCAGACGATCATGGATATCGTCAGCACCTGGGCACCTGCGGCCGATAACAACGATCCTGCCAAATATGCCCGTGATGTTGCTGGCTGGATGGGTGTATCGCCGACGGCAGCATTAAACCTGTCCGACCCCAATACGATGGCTATGCTCATGCAGTCTATGGCCCGCAAAGAGGGATATTCGAACTGGAATAGCCCGCTTGCCCATCAGGCTGCTGGAGCGCAGGTGAATCAGCAAAACACCTACAACATCTATGGCGGTAATGCTCAGGAAATTGGGCAGGAAGTCAGTCGCCGCCAGCTTGATGCTAATGCCAGGGTGCTGAGAAATAACCAAACTGGAGCAGGATGATGGATATTCTTTCTACTCTCTTTCAGCAGCAGAGCAGGCGGATCGGGCTGATAGTCCCCAGTGTTGTTATTTCGGAAAAGCACGATGACTCTCTTGAAATAACCGAGCATCCCGTAGAGGTCGGCGCAGCAATTTCCGACCATGCATTTCGGCGTCCTTCGGAAGTGGTAATGCAGGTCGGTTTTGCTGGTGGCGGTTCCTTACTTGACTTCGTAGATACATCTTCTCTTGGGCTAAGCGTTGGTATTGGCCCGAAGGAGACGTATCAGGAGCTGTTAAATCTGCAGAGCAGCAGGGTGCCTTTAGATGTGGTGACCGGTAAGCGGATTTACGCCAATATGCTGATCCGTGCGCTTGAGGTCACTACCGACAGGACGTCGGAAAATATTCTCTCTGCTGTGCTGACGCTCCGGGAAGTGATTATCACAAGCACAACCACCACGCAGGTAGCTCCAAAGTCCAATATGAAGTTAGGGGCGAACACCTCAGCTGTGCAAAACTCCGGGGTGAAAACGCCAGTGCAAAAAAATGAATCAATATTGAGCCGGTTAAGTGGCTTTGTAGCGGGAGGGTAAATGACGATCAGCGAAATCCCTCTTTCCCCGGAAAACCAGCGATTCTCCATATCTGTGGCAGGTCAAAGTCTGCAAATGGCTGTGACCTGGCGCGCTGCTTTCTGGTGTCTGGATATTATGGATAGCAGCGGTGCGGACCTGATAAAGGGGATCCCGCTTATCACCGGCGCCGACCTGCTGGCGCAGTATCGCTATCTCGGGCTTGGCTTTTCGCTTTATGTTGGCTGCGACAACCAGTCCAGCGAAAATCCCACTGAGGCCGATCTGGGGATTTATAGCCATCTTTATGCGGTAACGGAGTAAAAATGTCTCAGAACTGGATGCGGCACTTCGAATTGCAATTAGTCGATTCGAAGGGTAACGCTACTGATTTTGGTAGCTTCAAGAGCACTTTTACTATCGACTGGTTTAACCTCAGCAGCGAAACGCGAGTAGGTACTTTCAAAATCTATAACCTTTCAGCTGATACCGTAAACCGGATCGTCGGTGAGGAATTCTCCCGGATTAGGGTTATCGCTGGTTACGATGGCATTGCAGCTGACGTTTCAGCCAGCCAGGTAGGCGTCGCCAGGACAGTAAATCCCGATGAAGTCGGGCAGATGGATGGTCGAAATTATGGGCTGATTTTCGACGGGGAAATCCGGTATACCATCACAGGGAAAGATAACCCCGTTGATAGCTTTGTCCTCATTCAGGCGGCTGATTCTGATCGGGCATTCGCTACCTCGATCACTGCGCAGACGCTGGCGGCTGGCTATACGGTCTCTGACGTCAATGCAGTGCTCATGAAGGACTTCAACGCTAACGGGGCCACGGAAGGGAATACCCCTGCCATGCCTGCAACGGTGTATCCTCGCGGCAGGGTGCTTTTTGGTATGACCCGGCATCTGATGGATAACGTCGCCGAGCAATGCAAGGCTGACTGGATGTTTGTCGACGGCAAGCGGGAAATGGTGGCGAAAAATGAGGTTGTTCACGAAGCCATTAAACTGAACAGCGCCACCGGCCTTGTCGGCATGCCTCAGCAGACCATTGGTAGCGGCGTTAACGTCCGTTGCCTGATTAACCCTAACATCCGCGTTAATGGCCTGATCGAGCTGAATCAGGCTTCCGTGTTCCGTACCGCGCTGGGGAATAACGATATCGCCATGACCCAAGGGCGTATCACTGACCAGAACAACAACGGAAACATCACCATTGAAGGCACAACTGCGCAGCCTGCCAGTATTGCTACTGACGGCGTTTATATTGTCCGTGGCATTATGTACACTGGCGATACAAGGGGCCAAGCGTGGTACATGGATATGATGTGTGAAGCGCGTGGTTCTCAAGATTTGACATCGACCTCCTTTCTACAAAGATCGTCAGGGTGATTTTGTGATGAGAACAATAGTGCTAGTTCCGGTAATAACCTCTTTGCTGCTGACTGCCTGTAATTTGGAACGCCAAGGGTTTAAGGCTCAATCAAAGAGCCTGACTGAAGAAACGCAGGAGCAGATAGCTAGAAATGAAAAAAATTCAGCTGATCAAATTGCTCTTATTAAAAAAAACCAAGAAAGTAGAGAGCAATTTGAATTATCTCATCCTGAAGTTTCCATAGATAAAGCAGATGAAATGGAAGGCGGCAGAAGGAATGAATTTAAACATGCTTTGAACCAGTTAAATTTTGTGACACGCGACCCTCAAAGCGACGACATGAACAAGGTTTACATTAATGTCGGAAACTTTAAACTAACAATGACTAGATTTTTATTGGCCGTTAAGTCTCAGATGACAGAGTGCAAGCGAGCCTCGGCCTATGCTGAAGTGGACTATAAAAAAATATGCGAGCCATCAATAACTAAGGAATTGATGGATTTTGCGAATATGAACAACGATCCAAACATTCCAGCTCTTACCAAGCAAACGGCGTTGGGAGAGGCTATGTATGGTGGTTCAATTAATTTTGGTCATGCGGCTAGGCTAGCTAGAATGCACTATAAGGTTTGTGGGCAACAAAAAAACAGTGGTTATGTTCTCATGGACACTGCGGCAGTACCATGCAGCGGGAAGGGGGATGTGTTGAGTGGGTATGCTGCCGATAAATTAGGGGTAATTAATTAAAATGAGCCTGCTAACTTCGTCCTTTGGTATGGTTTTCCTAATAGTGGGTAGCACAGCCATCATCGATGGCAGGAGGTAGTTTTATGAAGGTTTCAGAATTTGGCATAAAGTTCTCAGGCCCCTATATTGAAAAGCTGAAAATTGCATTTAGGTTAATGTCCTGCAGCTTTTCTCTGATTGCCAACCGTGACGTAACTGTGGTTATCGACAAAGCCTGCATTAAGAGCTGCGAACTGGATCAGTAACATGCATTGCTCACCTTTCAAATCCTGACATTTGAACAGTAGCCCGCCACTAGGCGGGTTTTTTATTGCACGGAGTATAGAAATGGCGATATCCGATAAAACCCGCAGTGGGGCACTGGCGCAGGTTTTGGCGTCAGAGAGGAAGACGCTTAACGAACAGCTTCGTGTTGCAATGCCCGGCATCATCCAGTCTTTTGATCCTGACGCAGTGACCGCCGTGGTGCAGCCGGCGATCCGCTACATCGAGCGCGATAACGACGGAAACAAATTAACGAATGATTATCCGATGCTGGTAGATGTTCCTGTCGTTTTCCCTCGCGGTGGTGGCTGCACGCTGACTTTTCCTGTTGAGGCTGGTGATGAATGCCTTGTTATCTTTGCAGACCGCTGTATTGATTTCTGGTGGCAAAGCGGAGGTATTCAGGAGCCAGTAGACGAGCGCATGCATGATTTATCCGATGCCTTCTGCATTGTCGGCCCGCAGTCTCAGGCGAAGAAAATCGGCGGTATCAGCACCAATGCGGTAGAGCTGCGCAGCGATGACGGGGAAACAAAGTTGAGCCTTAATCCTGCCAGCGGAGCTATCAACGGCACGGCGCCGGGAGGTTTTAACCTGAACGGGCTTAAAATTCTTTCGGACGGCCGCCTGCAGCTGGTGGATGGCTCAATCGTTGATAAGCATACGCATGGTGGCGTTGAACCTGGTGGCAGCAGTACAGCACCACTCGGAGGATGATATGCGATACCGTCGAGAAGATGACGATGGGGATTACACCTTCGGTCAGGGCGATGATACCTGGCTGGTTAACTCCCCCGAGGCTGTCGCGCAGGCCATAAAAACGCGCTTTCTGCTTTGGTACGGGCAGTGGTTCCTCGATACCACAGAAGGTACGCCCTGGATTCAGTCCGTTCTGGGTAAGCAAAAACCGGATACCTATAACCTCGCTATCCGCAAGAGGATCCTCGAAACGCAGGGGGTTAGCTCAATCACTGCATTTAATACCACCGTTGACGGCACCACACGCCGTGTAACGTTCACAGCGACGGTGGAAACCATCTACGGGACAACCACAGTAACTTCGGAGGCGTAATGTCTTTGGACCTCGACACACTCGGCTTATCGGCAACGGTAACCGCTGAGGGGATAAGTGCGCCCGACTATCAGACCGTTCTTGACACCATCACCGGCTATTTCCAGCAGATCTACGGCAGTGATGCCTATCTGGAGCCTGACAGTAAAGACGGCCAGATGGTAGCGCTGGTGGCGCTGGCCATTCACGACGCCAATAACACGGCCATCTCGGTTTACAGGTCATTCTCGCCGGCGACGGCCCTGGGTGACGCACTGACGAGCAACGTCAAAATTAACGGCATCACCCGGCGCGCAGCGACAAATTCAACCGTCGATCTGCTGCTTACCGGTACCGTCGGTACGGCTATCACCAATGGCTCAGTGCGCGACACAAACAGCGTGGTCTGGAATCTGCCTGCAACGGTGGTCATTGGCTCCGACGGGACAGTGGTAGCTACGGCCACCTGTGCAAACTCGGGAGCGGTCGCCGCGGTAGCGGGGTCGGTAAACGGCATCAACACACCTACGCGCGGATGGGCTTCGGTAACTAACCCGCTGGCGGCTACAGTAGGCGTAGCAGCGGAAACAGATGCAGAACTACGCGTAAGGCAGTCGCAAAGCGTCGCGCTGGCGTCTCTCACGCCGTTTGATGCGGTAGATGGAGCGATAGCAAATATCAGCGGCGTAACGCGACACAAGCTTTATGAGAACGATACAGATACCACTGATGTAAATGGCCTGCCGCCGCACTCAATCGCGGCCATTGTTGAAGGTGGTGATGCGACGGTCATTGCAAACAGCATTCGTGGTGTGAAAGGGCAGGGCGTAACACCCTACGGTAGTACGGTGATTGTTGTGCCTGATAAGTACGGAAACCCTCACCCGGTAGGTTTTTCAAGGCCGGTCGATGTACCCATTTACGTGAAAATCACTATCGAGCCTCTTACGGGTTACACATCCCAGGTTGGCGAAGAGATAAAGGCGGCTGTATCTGCCTACATTAACTCTCTGGCAATCGGCGCCAGCGTTCTTCTCAGTCGGGTTTACTCACCGGCTAACCTGGGCGTCGTTAGTGGAGGCAATGCCCGGTATTACGACATTACCGAGTTGCTGATCGGGACGTCTGCCGGTGGCGTAGCCGCGGCAAACGTGGATATTGCCTTTGATCAGTCAGCATCCTGCGCCGTCAGCAATATTAATCTGGTGGTCTCATGAGCAGATACACTGACCGCATAACAAACTACCACGCCGGTAAACCAAAGTTCTTTGCCCACGTCGACCTGTCCACCAGGCCACTGAGTGATGTTTCCGATGCCATGTCACGGCTAATACCCGATTTTGATATCGATACCGCCGTAGGCGTGCAACTCGACGTTGTGGGCGAATGGGTTGGTCGTTCCCGTCGCGTGGCTACACCAGTAACCGGGATTTATTTTTCGTGGGACACCGAGCTGGTTGGCTGGGACCAGGGGGTCTGGCAGGGCCCATATGACCCAAACGACGGTTTTATCGATCTAAGCGATGAAATATATCGGCTAATGCTGAAGGTGAAAGTAGCGATAAACAACTGGGATGGACAGAACGACTCGCTTCCTCCAATTCTTGATACCGCCCTTGCCGGGTCCGGGATCCGAATGGCTATTGTCGACAACCAGGATATGTCGATTTCCATCTGGATACTCGGTGACCCATCGGTAGCTCTAAGTGAAATAGACCGGTTAATTCTGGATAGCGCCGTCAATAAAGGCCCCTTTATCGCATTACCGGCAGGTTACGTACCATCGCGCTATGACATTAACCCAATTGACCAGGTTAACAGCGAACTATGGTGGGCTATTCAAAACGGTTATATGACGGTTAAGGCCGCCGGAGTTCGTGTCCGTGAAATAGAGGCCGTCAGTGATGGTTATCAGTTTTTTGGCTTCGATATCGAAAATGACTATATCGCTGGTTTCGACCGCGGGTCATGGGGAGAGAGATTTTAATGGCGACTAACGATTTTAAACCCTTCGCTACTGGTAGCGGGGCAAACGTATTATCACAGGCTGATTATGAAGCGCTATCTGCACTGGCATCAGGGTTTCTTTCCGGCAAAGCCTCGTCAGCACAAGTAAATAAAGCACTACGGCAATCCTCTACAATTGCTGCTGTCCTTGCACAATTCATGGCGGATAGCACAGGAAGTGATGTCCTGGATAATGGAAACATTGCCACGTTACTAAATATCCTCAAATCCGCACTTAATAATCAGGCAGAAGGACGCCTGCTCCGCATTCAGGTTTTTACCGCCAGCGGAGCATGGGTAAAAACTGCTGGCACTAAAAAAGTCAGAATCAAGGCATGGGGTGCAGGCGGGGGTGGGAAGGGAACGGACACAGCAGGGACGGGGGCATCAAGTGGCGCAGGTGGGGCTTATGTGGAGGGCTTGTATGATGTAAGTAGCATCACTGGAGCAAATATTGTTATCGGTGCTGGTGGCGCTGCTGTTGTGGCAGGAAATGCCGGAAACGGTGGCGATGGTGGTGATACTACCATTGTTGATCTTGGTATTTCTGCTGGCGGCGGGAAGGGCGGCAATTCAACTGGTAATTCTGCTGGAGGCACTCCCGGCGCGCCCTCTGTGGGGACTATTTTTTCAGTGGCCGGGCAAGGTGGCCAGGGGGCAGTAGGCGCCTTGGGCGGTGTGGGTGGAGCGTCTCACAGCAGTTATGGTGGTCTTCCTCACGTCAGCACATCTGGAGATGATGGTTTCTTTCCCGGTGGCGGCGGTGCTGGTGCATCGTATGATTCAGTGGCCAGGGCGTCAGGGAAAGGGGCTAATGGCTACGTTATCATTGAGGAGCTGGCATAATGGCAGGAAATTATGCGGTCATTGAAAACGGGATAGTCATCAATATAATTATTGCAGAAAATGGCTATGAGTACGCTGGTGCAGACCTTGTGGAATATCAAGAAAACATATTTTGCCAGCCAGGAATGTTTTATAACAAAGATGATGGTTTATTCTATGACGACAAAGAGTTCTCAAAAATAAATAACATCATCTAAGTGCATGTAAATTACCAATCAACCGGCATATGCCGGTTTTTTTATTGGGGCGACCATGAGTGAATACGATACCGGCAATCCTGTGCCGTCTGCATCAATACCTGATGCATGGGATAATATGCAGTCTATTGACAGGTTCGCTAATAGTAGTGATGAAACTATTACCACGCGTACAGGTAAACAGTTAGACACTCTGCATGGCATCAATGTAAAGGCTGATAGCCAACGTACTGAACAACAAGATTCCTTTGAATTATCTCAATCCGAAAGAGAGTCCTCTTTCGAAGAAAAATCAAATGAATTTGAATCGCGCTTCTCCTCTCAGTTATCGGCGCAGGAATCAACATTTTCAGAATCTGAATCTGATAAAGAAAATCGCTTTCAGCAGTTCCTGAATACTTCAGGATACGTGTTTCTTGGTGATTATCAGGACGGCCCATTCCAGTTTAGTGCCCGTAACCAGTACATTCGTTACGACAACCAGTATTACCGTCTGAATGCTGCTACTGACGTCGGCTTTACGACCACCGGAACCGATGCAACCAGCTTTGCGAATGACGTCACTCATTTCGTTCTGATGGATGGAGACACGCTTCGCCAAAACCTGGGT